CTTCATCTGCTGTTTGGAATGTGTTTCCATGCTTTAACCAATTGCGTAGTTGGTGGTCTAGGTTCTGAATACAGTTTTTAAATGCCGATCCATTGATGGCATCGTAATGATCCTGTTCATCTATTGGTAATTGAAACTCCAGTATCGCTTTCATTTTTCAATTGCGGCGTTGATTGCTTCGTTGATCTTTAGGGTTTTTCCTAAAGTGTTAAGCATTTCGATTTCGCTCAAGATTCCCTCAAGGTAGGAGATTTTTTTGTTGAGGCGTTGATTTTCCTGCATGATTTGATTCAAGAGGTTTTGAATCTCTGGATATTCGGGGAATCTGTCGGTGTTTATTTCTATGCTCATGTGCGTGGTTACTTTATGCTGTTAAGGTATTCTTGCTGGATGGATTTGGGCCAAGTGTTGAAGGGGAATGTATTCCAAGTTGGGTGAACCAACATGGATTCTGGATATACATAGCACCGCCAAACAAACGCTTCCTGCTCATTCACTCCAAGGCGTGAGGTGATGGTTGGTTTCTTGGCTTTTAAAGCCTCGTAATCCATGCCTTCATCCTCATATCTACCCTGATTCAACCATGTGCTAGGGTTGGGAATGAACTTGCCTCCATCCTTCTGCCAATCGGGAGAAGCAATGGATCTCTTTAGTGCAGGAAGAACACGCTCAATGGACAACTTCTTCCTCATCCATATTTCCTTGCAGTAAGGCTTTGCTGTCTTCTTCGGGTATGCTGACCAGAACGCCTCAAAGTCTTTGCTGGAGGCTTTCTTGGGGCTTATAGGGGCATCCTGTATATCGTAGGGACGATTGCAACAGGGGCAAATATCTGCTTCTTGTATTGTATTCATTTTAAAACTCCTCGTATGACCATTGTTTCTTTTTGTATTGGACGGCAACAAACCTAAACCAAGGATGGTTTTCAGCGGCTACCTTGATCTTCACCCTGCCAGTTCCTTGCCAAAAACCTTTGACTTCATGGTATTCAATCGTGCCATCGGCATTGATAACAAAGAAGTCGGGTGTATAGGTTGTCAGCTTGGCAAGTTTTAATGCCATAGCCTCAAACTGGTAGTGGTGAATCTCTCCTGCTTGTTTGCGTTGTTCTAGGAGGGCGGCATAGGCTTGCTCCGTTTTATTCATCTGTCCAGCAACACGCCTTGAGGTGTTGCCTTTGGCTCGGAATGTTCTCATATAGAAATTATCATTTCTTCAACTGCCAACTTCCCTTTTTCTGTGATGCGTGAAATCAGATTGCTTTTACCAAAATCGGAAAGCCTTGTTTCTCCTGTTTCCTCAATTAGTCCAAGAAATCTTAATTCACCGCAACGCTTCCGATAACAAGCCATTTTCTGGTATAGACCAGTTATTTTTCCAGCTTCCTCATCGGTAAGTTCTCCATTCTTTTTATATGCCAAGAGAAGTTCAGCCTTCTGGCTTCCCCACCTAATCTTGTCATCTTTAGTTACGGCTAACTTCGATGTAACGGGATCGCTATTTCTGGCATAACCCGTCCACTCTGGAGTTGGATTTCCCTCTTGGTTATTATAAGAAAAATCAAAGTCGAATTGGTCACTCATTCCAGTTGGGGAAGTTGATTTTTCCTTTGTCATCAATGCCTACGCAATAAAGGTTGGAGAAAGAACGCTTTACTGATCTTGCTCCTGCATCGAATGCTTCCTTTACCCTGTCATCTAGCGATGGAATGCTATTATCAGGGTTGAGATAACGGATATGCTCTCCGCTCAAATAATCTTCAGCTTCCTTTGAGTGTTTCATTTGCAAAGGAAATAAGCCCCGAATCCAATTGATACGATCAGAAGGGCAAACAGCACTCGCATGACTGCCTTTAGATCATTGATGTTCTCCTCAAGTTCAAGGAGTTCGGAATGATGCTTCCTGACCATCTCTAGGATATGCTCTGATTCCCGAAAGTGGAAATCAATCCTTGAGGCGATCTCGTTGATTTTGTCGGATGTGGTTGGTTTTCTCAATTTCATGGTGCGTGGTTGCTGGTGTTGGGTTTGGGTTAATTAAAACGGAATGTCATCGTAGTCATCTGCTGGTGCTGGCTTTGGTGCAGGAGACTTAAATGCGGTCTTCAGCTTTGGGACAAAGCCAGAAGGCTTCTTCACTTTGTAGTTTCCAAGGATGGGTTGCTTCTTCCCTGCATCCCTAGATGCCTTTGAAAGAGATTGCTTGATCACTCCGTCATTGCCGTACTGGTCGGGAACTTCTGCTCCTGTCTCGTCCGTATTCGCATACATAACGATGTCGAGGTAGGTTCCCTTCTCGCCTTCGTAAAGCTCGGTCTTGTCGATCTTCTTAACGTCTATCTTTGCGGTTATCATGGTTGTGCTGTTTGGTTGTTGGGTTCTTGGTTTTCTATGAATCCCTCGGATTTGAGGTAATAGAAAAGTTTATCTAATTGTTTAGGTGTTACTCTGCGGTTGTCCCCTGCAAATGCGGTGTAATGATTTCCGTTCCACATAATGACCCACTCCCTGCCTTGGAACATGATCCACATTGCCCTTGCATCGTCGGGATTTGCATCGTTATTTGTCACGGGAGATGGATGGTTCGCCTTCTTTTGTTTCGATGAGCCAACCAAGTTCGGAGTCAAGAACGGATTTGGCATCCTTCGCCTTAATGCCCTTTGCCTTTGCAACTGCCTTTTCGAGTGCCGTGATGCTAACCCTTGTGCAAGCCAGAAAGTCATCTGGTTTAAGAATACTAGAAAGCGCAGAACAAGCGGCGGTTGCATCGGGGACACTTCTGGATGTTCTTCCTTTTGTGAGCGAAAGTCCAGCAATTTGCGCTCCCGAAAGCAACCTTGCCTTCAATTCTTTGCGGATTCCAGCAATGAAATCCTCAACGATTTCAGCCTTGGCATCAAGGGAGGCGAGTTCCTCATTGGACAGGGTTGAAATGGCTACACTAGATGCAACTTGAAGGTGTGTCTGTGCGGTTTGAGCCTGATTGTAGGCATCGGGGCAAATGTTCTTTGCCCTGCACCATTTGCAAGTATTCGGGCTAGGATTGCGTGGAGCATTCGGGTCTTCAGATGCGGCTACAATCCCAAGGATCTCCGTTGTTGCGGCCTCCAGTTCCTCCTCATTGTACTCGGCAATGGTTGTGCCTCCTGCAAGCGGTTGGATGATTGAAACGTAGATGGTCTTGAGCGCAGGGTAGTGGTGTTTGACTAGCACCGCATAAGCCTTTAGTTGCTGGTTTTCGCTAGCCTTCCCTTGTGCTGTTCTCCCTGTCTTGTAGTCGGTGACAACGGCAATGTCCCCAAAGATGTCGATACGATCAATGGCTCCAGAGAATGCATCATTATACCAGAATCTTTGCTCTAGGATTTCTTGTGTGCGTTGTCCAAGATCAAGTTGAGCAATGAGGTGGGTAAAACCAGATAGGCACAAAGTTGCGATTTCTTGCCCCTCTTCAGTTAGCTCCTCATACTCCTTTGTTCCAGCTAGGACGGCATGAACATCCGTTCCTAGTTGCATATAGGGATTGGGTTCTTGTTCTGGAAGTGTCTTTTCCAGATTCCAAGATCCTGCACAATCAGAAAGTCGGCTCATGCCGCTTGCTGAAGGTTTTCCGTTTCGCTCGTCAGTCATATTATTTAATAATGATATTGCAAGAATCCGTAATGATATTGATTCCATTCTTTTCAACGTCGCTTTGCGTTAGTTGACGAATGTATTTTAAGTTTGTTTGGTATAAGAATGAGGATATTTCTTTCTTGCTTAATGCTTTATCCTCTTTCTTTCTGCTTATTCCAAGCTGATAAGCCTCGGCAACGGCATTTTCAAAGATCCAATGCCTAGCAAAAAGTGGATGTTCATTTTTGTATTCAGAAAATGCACGACGAACAATGTCGAGGCACTCCTCATTCATGCCAACATCTGGTTTTCTTGTCATTTGCTTTGTGGTTGTCATATTAATTACCTGCTAGAATTATCATTTTTAATTATTTGATTCATTCTTTGACCATATATAAGAATTTGAGAAATAATATGTCCAATTCCCAATGCTAGTTGTTCTTCTTTACAAGATGAATCATTTCCATGCCTTTTTAGGTGAAAATTAACTCCATCTTCCTCTTCTGTAATTATAATCTCTATAGTTTGCATTACAGGATTGGCTTAAAGGATTTTACATCATCCCATTTCTCAATGAGTCGGGCGATGATGGCATCGGGGATCAGGGGATTGCCATCCTTGTCGGCGAGTTTGCTATCCTTGGTAATGCCCTTAACCTTCTTCGCCACTAGGAAGTGGATAATGTGGGCATCGGCAATCTCATCACTCCACATCAGGCTCTGAAGGAAGCTGATGGGATTGGTTGGAAGTTCCTTGGGTGCTTCTGGCGTATCTTCAACAATCTCGGCAACGATTGTCTCTGGCTCTTCTTCCTGCTTGATTACAGGCTTTTCAATCCGAATCTCCTTGGGTGCATTAAACTCGGCAACCTCTTCTGGCACATACATACCGCTGGTTGCCATCGGACAAGTGGTTCTGATGCCTTCGCTCACTACCCTGCTACGGAGCATTTGTCTTGGGAACTTGCGGAACATATCCCTGCCAGCAAGTCCTGCTGTCTTTGCTCGTTCCATGTCCCAAGTGATGCGAACCTTGCCTCCTTGTGGGTGCGAGAAGGTGGCATCGGCAATGTCATTGGTCAGGTTGTGCCATTCAACCGATCCTCCTGACTGAAGGAAGTCTCGGAGCATTGCCTCGCTCTTCTTTGAAGGTCGGCCTTGGATAATATCATAATCCCTAGCGGCTAGGGCAGGGTGACGACCCTCTGCAATGGAGATGAGCATCAGGGACATTGCGGCTTCGGGAGTCTTAATCCCGAATAGCCCCGATTTCGCAACGGCTAATGCCATTTGCTGAATCTCTGCCATTGGTATCATCGGGAGTTGACTTGTGGTTGCTAACGTGGTTGTATTCATTCGTGGTTCGTGCGTGGTTGCTTGATCCCAAACTCCCTAGCCTTTATTCATGGGGCTAGGGAGTCCTTTTTTGGGGTTACTTGGTTTTGTTTTTGGAACGTGGTTTACGCCCCTTAACTTCTGGAGTGGTTGCTTCGGCTTTGATCTTCGCCTTCTTCCCTGCTGACATTTTGCGAGTGTCGATCAGGGTTTTGTTTTTTGCTGGCGTGGTCTGCATCTTGTTGCGGATTGCGTCCATTACGGCTTTAAGCATCGGTCTTGTCGGCTGGGGTTGCGTGAACAAGGGCATGGATTTCGAGGAGAAGCTCCTGCGAAATGTGTCCTAGTTTATTTGCGATCTCTTGAGCGAGATTATTCAGTTCTGCTAGTGTCATTGTGTTTTGGTGTTTTGGTTTGGTTACTTGCATTTCCAAGCTCGGAGAGACTTGTTGATGCGAGAGTCTGGATCTCGTGCGGTCTTTGCGCTGGTGAGTTTAGCCTTCATCCCTTTCATCCTAGCGCAAAAACTAGCCTTGCGTCCTGCATCGGCTTTAGTCTTTGGGTTAGGTGCAGGGGGCTTTAGGTTGCCTCCAGTCGCCTTGTTATAGGATGCCCTTCCCTTGGCATTCAAGCCCCCCTTGGGGTTCTTGCCTTCCTTCCTTGTCCATGCTTCGCTCATCGGAAGATTAAGGCTAGTGCGACAAGCACCGTGGAGAGAATGAATGTAGCAATAAATCGTGCGCTCATGCGGTGGCAAAGTGCTTTTCAAATACCATAACGGCATACTGACTCATGCTTCTGCGCTCGGCTTTGGATGCCTCGGCAACCTTTGCCTTTAGGGTCTTTGGAAAGTAAAGGCCAAGGAAGCAATTATCTGCTTTCGAGGTGGGCTTTGAGGTGGTTTCAGTTGGTTCGGTTATTTCGGGTGTATCGGTGGTTGTCATGGATCAATGGTTAAAGTGAAGTGTCATCCTTGCATCCCTTAAAAGGTCGTGCAAGTTTATTTTTTTATATTTTTTCTGAAGTTCGGGGTTCCGATTAGTCCCTTGTCTGCCAACCTTTGAAGGAAGATCCAAACGTAGGGGATACAGGGTTTGTGGTGCAGTTTCGTGGTCATGCCTGTTCGTCGTATTGGTCGGGGTCTTGTAGGGTCTTTTCTATTGCTTCGTCAACGTCAATCTGTTGGTTGCATTTCGGGCAATGCTCGGCCCAAACTCCAGCAGAATCTATCCTAATCGGAAACTCATGCTGGCATTCGGAATTCTGGCAAGTGTGATCGTATATCATAGTGATTCTATTGCTTTCTTGTATTGTTGTTCTTGTTTCTCGGCGGCATCAAGCCTATCGCAAAGAATTTGAACCTCTAACGCAAGAATACGGATTTGTTCGGCGATTGCGTCGAGTCGCTTGTTTTGTTCTTCGGTCATGGTTGCGATATCATTTTTTTGTGGTTTCTAGGAATGCAATGATTTCCTCTAACTTCTCGGAAATAGCATCTGTTGTGGCGATGAGGGCATTTAGCCTTTCCTCTAGGGTTTCTGTTTTCTGTTCGGTTGCTTTCATATAGGCCTTTAGGTGCTGATCGTTTAAGAATACCATGTTTTTATGCGGTTAGTTGTGTGGTTACTTCAGAAAAAAATCTCCGCTGGGTGACATAGTAACAGTTTCCCAAGCTACAGGAATCCAGTCATGTTTATCGGAGATAACTGGTTGGAGTCTGTGCGATCCTTCACGAGGGTCGGTTTCCCCATCCTTGAGGCGACCCATTAGAAGATCCCACATCCACTTATTGCTGGACATGGACGTTGAAGCATCTTGCCAATCATCTTGTCCATAATAATTGTGCTGTAATTGAAAACATACTGCTTTATGCGTGGTTTTGTTCATGTTGTTTTTTTGTGGTTGCGATTTGCTATGGAGCCTGTATTTATGCGGTTCTGTAGCCAATCTTGTTTATACCCTACAAGGTTTTTGCAGTATGTGCAAGAACTTTTTACAGGGTTCCAGTTGGTACTGGCTTCTGCTCCCCCCATTACAGGAGAAGCAGAGTGTCAATACTACTGCTTGAAAAAATACTTCCCATTCTTAAAGCGGATGCTTCGGGTGGAAGTGATTGTTTTAATCGGTTTGCCCCTAAAGTTTGTAACAGAGTTAACTGCATCCAAAATGCGATCAATTCCGATATAAGCCTCAATAGCAGATGCATACAGAATCGTAAAAACATCCTGCTTGCGATGTTCATTACAGATCATGGCATCATGGAGATCGAAATCCCACCAAGCTAGACCAATCTCACGATTAGTAAGCGTAGAGAAATCAATACGATCATCCATATCTGGATCGTTGGCCCAACAATCCTTGCAAATGCCACCAAGAAGCATTTTGGAGTGAGGGGAAATGACCTCCTCACAATTAGGGCATTGATGCACATTAAGAGACTGAATTGCAGACTCCAAACGCTTAATCGAACCCACCAAAATCCGCATATAATCGGCATCGGCTTGACCAATCTTTCTACTAGGGATAGAAAGATGGAAACGCTCCCCAAAAGGGGATAGGGACTTTTTATTCTTCATAACTCCTGTGTTGTTATACTGGCTGAATTGCCAGCATCGGTCTTGATGAACCGATTAGGACACTCTGGATTGCTCCAAAATGCCCTGTATCGAATCACTTATTGAACCTTGTACGGAATCTCCGTTTTAGTTCCTTTGCCTCTTCCTTGATGCGTTTCTGTTCCTTCTTTGCCCTAGCCTTTTCCAGAACCTTTCTCTGGCATCTGGATCGGATTGCCCAATGGTAAACATCCTCAATCCTGACCACTTCCTCCCGACGAGTACCAAGGGGACGAATCTTGAGGAGATCACCCTCTGCTGATGATTCCAGAGTGACGCACAGGGGCTTGCCTGTATCGCACCCGAAACCATAACCAAGGGTGATTCTGGTCTTGCGCTTAACTGGCTTATTTAGCGGAGTCATTGCTGTTTCCTTTCTGTTTCCAATAGCGGAATTGCTACTGGCTACTCCCCTCCCAATTATGGGAAGGGAGAGTGCCAATATCATTTAACCATTTAACTTGTTGTTAAGACTTTCTACAACTTCGTTAGTTACTACTTCATCAACGTCACAAGAAAATCGAATGATAGAACAGGGTCTACCATCTAAATTTCCTTCTATAACCTTCACTACATAATGAGGGTTAATAAGGGTTTTCTTGTTTGTATTTAGATCAAATACTGACACTAACCTAGTTAGACTATTCATGCTGTTTTTTTGTTATCCTAGACTGAATTATCTAGGCTACTCCCCCCTGTTGCCAAGGAGGAGTGTGCCTAACTAATTATCGTAACCCATGATCTGCGAATAGGTTTCCCCACTTTCGTCATCATAAGATTCACCAAAAATATCCGAGCGATACTTGGCTTTTTCTTCTGCTTCGCATTTTTGGCAAACAGAAGAAACAAAGTTTCCGTTTCCATCATAAAGTGCAAATGTGGAAAGGTTGCTTCCACATGAGCAAAGGCGAAATTTTCGTGTCCATTTCGTCATTTTTTTTGAAAGGTAGGGAATCTCTCCCGAAAGAATCTTTCGCAGGTTTTCCCGTCCTTCGGGGAATTTTGGCTCTTCAATTTCCCCACTTGGTGAGCAGGGAAAACTGAACCCTCCATCAGAGTAGATTTGAAAGTCCATGCTGTAATCAGTTAGGATTTCGTATCCATCTTTTATTGTTTTTATAGTCATAACTAACTCCTTATTTTGATAAGTCAGGATGCCCCTGACAGGCTTGATACTAACATTAGTACCAACTACTGCACCAGTATCTCTACTGATGCAGGGTGTTGAGACTACTTTCCAGCTACCCAAAAACAGATAGCTATAACTACCATTGTTGCCCACAGAATGCCGAAATAAGGCAATCCTTGGCTAATATAGTCGATTGCGTCCATATTATTAGAAGCGTTTTGCATCTCTGCGCCCCTTGTTATAAGCCTTCTTTAACACGGGATTTATATAGGGGCATTTAACCTTATTTGATTTGTGGATAAATGCGTCCCTGTAACCTTGAGTATAGGCAAGGTTAGTACCTAATTCGCTTACTTTGTTTTCCATACTATCACTCATATAACTATCTCCTTATTTTTGTTTTGACTCAATAGCCTTATTGCTACTGATTACTGACCCCCTTTTCAGAGGGTCAGCGTATCAATATCAGTTTTCTACAGGAATTCCATTATTAGCCCCCATATAAGAGAACCAATCTTGCGGCTTTTGTTTAGCGTCTCCGTTTCCTACCTTTTTAAGCCACTTATTTATGTGACGAGTAGTAGTCGATGACCATGCGTATGAAGTGCGATAAAATCCCACTCCATGAACATAAGCCGCAACTGGAGTTTCATAACTAAACAGAAGAGAATTTCCATTGCTGAAAATTACTTCGTTGATGTTATCACCATGCGTTTTTAGTTTCATATTACTATCTCCTTTTTTGCTGTTTGTTTATCTTGCTGACTGAATTGTTAGCAAGCTACTGCACCAGAAGTTGCCTTCTGATGCAGGGTGCTTACTGACTAAATAACTACTTCAAGAAAATAATGAAGTAATCATCAGTTCGTTTATCTACTCGGTAAACTTCGTTGATTGCAAACTCAACAAAGTTGCGAGCATAAGGCTCAACTTTATGCCCTACTGCTGACCAAGTTTCGGGCATATCGTTTTCCTTATCCTCTTCCCAATAGATAACATACTCAAAATTAAGTTTTAGCTTTAGGCTACCATCATTTTTGATGATTTCACCTTGGGCTTTATTCTTAATGATTTTAAGCAGATTAGCTTTTTCACTCATTCTGTCTCACCTTCCTTTCCTTGCTTTGTTAGCAAGCTATTACCCTGTCCTGTCACAACAGGGCAATGTGCTTACTGACTAAATAACTACTTGCAATTTTCGTTATTTAACTCTGCGATTGCGATGTTAATTCGCTTATCTCGCTTTTCTGCTTCCCCTGTTGTATCTTTGAACAACAGGGAAATCGCTCTCTGTTTAGACTGAATAGAAAGGAGTTGTTTAACTCCTAACTTTTTCAGTTCTTCAATAGCTTTTCTTTCTTCACTCATTCTGTCTCACCTCCTTTTTTTCTGTACCCTATGCACAGATTATTGCCCCCCCATCAGGAGGGGCAATGTATCTAGGCACTAACTCCAAGAATGAAGTCACAAGCGGCATGGGCTTTTCCAGCCGCACTAACAACTAGCTTTTTGTCATCTTTCAGCCTCTTCAGCCAAGAAGCAATATATGCCGCTGAATTGTCGATTGTTCGATCAACAATACCAGCAACAGCGCAAAGATAGCTTGCGCCCATCTCTGCAACTAACTCTTCCTTGGCATAATTGCTATCTCCAAACTTGCTGACCACATTTTGAAACCTTCCTAATCTTGACTCATGACCTGTGGCATGGGTCAATTCATGGAACAGGGTAGAATAATATTCAGCCTCTCCCTTGAAGGTTTCTTTTTTCGGCATATTAACAACATCAGAATCCCGACGATAATATGCAGACTGATCAACGTGAGTTATCACAGGCTTCTTCTGCATATTCGCCACAATCTTTTCAGCCTCTTCAATAGGATTGAAAGTAATCTGTGGTTCATCTGATACAGGAATGTTCAGCCCATCGCATTGACTAACATTAAAGACGTTATAATAACGCAACATTGGAATCGTTTTCTTTTCCTTTGTTACCTTATCAATGGTCTCTAACATTTTCCAGTAAACAACCATTGTTGACTTTTCTCCTTTCCTGACCTGACCTCCTAACTCCGTGGCTTGCTTATAGCTGACCCAATAGGGTGAGGAAAAGCCAGCACAAGAGAGAAGCCAGACATTCAGACCCCTGTAAGCCTTCTTGCTCACATAGTTGATAGGGAACTGGTTTGAACCGCCAGCCCACGGCTTGTGCCAAGGCACAACACCCTGTTCCAAAAGGTCAATAATGCGATCAGTTACAATGCTGTAAACGTCAACTTTTTCTTTGCTCATAATACTATCTCCTTTTTGTTTTGACTCAATAGCCTTATTGCTACTGATTATTGCCCCCTGTTTCCAAGGGGCAATTTATCAATATCAATTCCGATTTAAAAGACGCCTTTTAGCTTCATTTAGATCGGCAATCTCCTCTTCAGAGTAATCAAACCTTATTGCCATGCGTAGTTCCATTTCTACTCCTTCAAGGGTCAAATCTTCTAGGATTTTAATGACGCATTTTTCGCTATATTCTTTTTCCATACTATCTCCTTATGTTTTGATGCTTTGAAAGTCAAAGCCACCTTCAACACTTCTGTGCTGATTATTGCCCCCTGATTAGTCGAAACTAAACAAGGGGCAATTTATCAAAACAGCTTTTATGAGTTTTTTCCCTTCTTGCAACGGATTAAATTTATGACCAATGCTCAACCTAGTAGGGGATTTATTGTGCCTTACTTTCTATTGCTACAGGGTGAGATCGTCACCAGCAATTGGCGAAAGGGGCAGGTCAAAATCCAGTTCGGGTTTGAACCAGTCAACCAGCAAGCTAAAATATCAAAGATCATGAGACGGAGATGAACCCCGAATTGTGGAGCGGTTCAAAGGGTGAGAGCTTCACCAAACCGCTACCAACTTCATCCACCCTATAAAAGAATCTTTCAATGGTCAATAGGTTTTTTTCATGGGTATGCAAAAAAGTCTCTAGACCCGCATTCTAAAGCCTTCTACAGGCAATGAGATTTTTTGCCACAAAATCATCAGGAACAAAAAAACAGCCTCTACAAGCCCATTTTATAAGCCTCTAGCCCTTCAACCGCTTAAACACTACATCCATCAACATTCTTGCAAAAACTTTTATGCCACCAGCGCGACGAATATTCTTGACGGATTTCAATGTAAGACACTAAAATAGAAGCCACAAAGGAAGCCCCTCAAAAGCCCCTTGTAGCTACTGGATTGACACACTCAATTAAACTAGGTAAAGGCTAGACATATGACTAACCAGCAACCTTCCAAAATACCTAACCTCACAACCAAACAGATTGCCTATTGTACCCTTCGAGCCAAAGGCGAAAACAAGGCTCGCTCATATCTGTTAGCGGGATACAAAGCCGCTAATTCTGAACAAGCAGGATCAGCCGCTTGTAAGTTAGAAGCTGATGACAGAGTGCATTCCTACATCTCTACTCTTAAAGAGAGTAGCTTTTTGAAAGAGGCATTGACATTAGCAGAGAAAAGAGCCTTTTTGGCTAGGGCAGTTAGGTGTGATGTAAGTAATCCTGATGCTGACCTGATACAGGAAGTGAGTGAGACATCAGGAGAGCATGGAGTTAGCAGGAGAGTAAAGGTAGTGGACAGGTTGCGAGCCTTGGAACTGGATAGCAAAATCGCAGGAGACTTCTATTCTGATCGTGAGCCTCAAGCTAACAACCCTTTCACGCTCATCATAGCAATGGGTAGAGACTCTGAACAGTTTAGGATGGGAAACGGAAACACAATCCCAGCAGGTTCCCTGATCCGATCGGATATAACAGATTCTCTACCTGACAAACCAGTTATTGATGCTGAAATCATCCCTTCCTGATGGGGTCAGCTAACAATCCTTTTTTTAAGGGGTCCCTTACCGCATGGTGCCCCTCCCACCCACCCCAACTGGCCTCGGTGAGTTAGTATACATGACCCAATGAAAAAAAATCAGTATTTGGGAAGTTCCTCTTATTTTAGATTCTTGTAGAAAGAATATCTAATAAAGTGCTTTACAGGTTGATGGTTGTGGAGATAGTTTGCTGGCATGAATGAAGGCGAACTATTAATTACTTTGTTGAATGCGGCTACGATTGGTCATGTGTTGCATTTGAGGAGTAGGAGCTATTCGGAGCATAAGGCATTGGATGGGTTTTATAGTGGGATGCCGGGGCTTGTGGATGGCGTAGTGGAAGCGTGGCAGGGAAGGAATGGAGAATTGGTGAAGTTCCCTAATCAGATGGTGGAGTTGAGCGAGCATACTGATGCGCTTGTGTATTTGAATTTCTTGAAGGTGATGTTGGATGAGGAGAGGTATGTGTTGGGGGATGATAGTGAGATTCAGAATATGGTGGATGAGATTGCCGCCTTGATTGATTCCACGCTTTACAAGTTGACCTTCCTAAAATAAAAATTTGATATGTCCTGTTGTTCTGCTGTTCCTATTAGCACGATTCCTCCTGTTGGTCAGGGGGTAGGGCCGTTGGTGTATGCGAATGGGAATCAGATGGCGAGGTTGAATCCTCCTCTGAATCCTAGCTTTGTTGTTTATGATGGGAGCGTGACTAGGTGGGGGGATGGGAGTGTTAATGCTCCTGTGTTGTTGCCCAACCTTCAGCAAGTACCCAATTCTAGTGTTGGATATTTTGTTGGCATTAATGCTGGGGGGCAACTGGTTGAGACAACGCTTCCTACTGTTGCAACAAGTGGTTCTTATAATGATTTAACCAACAAGCCTAATCTTAACTCTGGAAAGGTAATTTACGTTGATGCTGTGGTTGGAACGGATTCAAGGGGGACAAATAGCAATTATAGCTTTTCTGTTCCATTTGCTACTATTGATGCCGCTGTTGCCGCTTCAGCTATTGGTGACTTGGTTTATGTAAAGGCTGGATCTTATACGATTGTTTCACAAATTAGCCTTAATGGAAAAGGTGATCTGTTTTTTGAACAAGATGCCAATGTAACTGTGGCGGCAAATGTGATTGCGTTTAGCCTTACTGCCGATCAACCAAAGATTGTTGGAGGATACGGAACATTTACTTGTTCTGGTACTGGTGGTCTATGGACGCAAAGTGGTGGAACATTTACCGTTCAATTGGTTTCCATTGAGTTTTTAGCAATTACAAACGCTTCTGGTGCAGGAACAATCTTTGCCTCTTCTACAGGCTCTTTGGTAATTAACAGCACAGGAATTATAAATGCTCCTTTTTCTACTATAGTGAGCGAAACTGGAACTATTGGTAATGTTTTCTACCAAGTCTTATTTACTGCTTGTGGAAGATTGCTCGACATGACCCAATCCAATTCGTTCATGCAATTCACCGCATTGTGCTGGAGTGCCCAAGTTTTTGGTACAGAAGGCGTGAGTATTGTTGGTGGGACAACATCATTGCGGTTTGAAAATCTAGTTGGTGGAACCCCTGCTACAAAACTTGTTGTCTTCAAGTTTGCAAATGGAGATACAACAAACAACGGCCATGTTTTTAGAGGGGGTAGGCTAATTGCAAATAGTGCCAATCCATGCATCACGTTTAACTCCACAACAGCAACCAACAAGCTTGTGCGTTTGATGGGAGATGTTCAGCTTACTACTAGCGGAGCAAACTGCATTGTTTCTGCTGACCCAAGACAAGTTGTTGTATCTAGTGCAAATGCAAATGTTGTTGCAGATGCCAATACTAGCATTGTTGGTGGAACACTACTTGTTAGCCCATTCTTTGCTTTTTAATGGTTCACGAATTTAAGAACCCAATGCCTGTGGTAACTCCAATGGGCGACGGGTATGCCATCTACGTTCAGATGGGTGGGATGTTTGAGAATGATTTATGGACGGTTTGCTTGAGCAAGGATGGGTCTATAAAGCACTTTGATTCTAGCCAGATTAGAATGTGGCAGAACGCTACCTTTGGCATTAAGAAGGGCGATTGATGTTAAAAAGAGTGATGCGTTTTATTAACACACATTCTGTTTCAGATTTACTGGCTTAACTGGAAAGCCGTTGCAAAAAGTGCAACAGTTCGCCTGTTAAGTCGATAAAACGGCATATTTC